GCAAATTGTCGCTGTTCCGTAAGTTATAAATGATGTTTAAGGATAATCAACCTTTTACATATACCAATTAACAAGTCAGAGAAGACTAAAAAACGCTGATAGGCAGAGAAGCCTAGAAATTAAAAAACGCAAAGGAGAATTTAATATGGGTAATGACAATCAGAACGCTACTGTAGACCAATCACAGGCACAGGCACAGGGACAACAAGCGCAGGTTGAAGAACCACAGGCGCAGGGTAATCCAAGTGGCGAACAGCCTAAAGACTCTGAACTTCTTAAAGCCAATGCAGAATTGCAGATGGAGTTAAGAAAACAGAAGAAGCTGATAGACCAATATTCTAGTCAGATTAGTTCTTTGAAAAAGGAACTTAGTGAGAAGATTGCTAATGAAGGTGCAATAACATCACAGCAGACAGAAGAGATTGCGGATATCAAAGAAAAGCTTGAAAAAGCTAACAGGAACATTGCTTTCAGAGATACTATTGAAAGCTATATGGCTCTTGGAATGGATAAAGACTACGCCACAAAAGTAGCACAGATGAAGATGGACGGAGAGGAAGAACTTGTTAATTCATCCTTAAAAGCGTTCCTTGATTCAGAGCGAAAGAGAGTAAAAGAGGAAACAACCGCAGAGTTGTATGCCAAGATGCCCGCCCCTGTATCGGGAAATGGTGACGGACAGATTGATTACGAAAAAATTTACAAAGACAAGCTTGATGCAGGTGACTTGCAAGGTGCTATTCATGCACAGTTGATGGGCGCACAGCAGAAAGCGCAACAATCATAAGGAGGAATTGAAAAATGGCAACAGCTATGAGTTTTGGTACTCCCAATTTTAGCGGAATGTTGTTCAGAAAGGGTGTTGAGAAGACTCCTTTTTCTACAATCATTGGCGCAAATCGTGGATATACCAATCATGTAGAGTTTGTAACAGGTCAGTATTACAACTCAATTCAAGGTTCACAGCCTAACATTTCAGAAGCGGCTTCACTTACAGCACCCGAAGCTAATGTAGCTACAAGAAGTCAGCTTACTAACGTTACACAGATTTTCCAAGAAACAGTTAGCGTATCTTACGCTAAAGAGTCCAACATGGGAACAATGAGTGGCGTTAATATTGAGGGTCAGATGGCTAATCCTCAAAGCGAGTTGGAGTTCCAAATTTCAAGGGCTATGGCTAAGATTGCACAGGACATTGAGTACACTTTCATCAATGGTGTGTATAACAAGGCTACAAACGACAACGAAGTAAATAAGACAAGAGGTATTCTTACCGCTATTTCTACAAACATTATCAATGCAGGTGGTGACGGAATGACAAGAAAGCTTATTTCTAAGGCTCTCATGGCAATTGCCGCCGCAGGTGGTGACATTTCCAACATTATCGTTGGTATGCCCGCTATTCATCTTGCACAGCTTGATTACGATGCAAATAAGAACGGAATGACAGCAGTAGACCGCACACGTAACGTGAATGGTCTTATGATTCAGACAGTTCTTACACCTTTTGGTGCTGTAGGCGTACAGCTTATGGAAACAATTCCTGTAGGAACAGCACTTGTATTCAATCCTACAATTATGCGTCCTATGGAGCAACCTACACCTAATAAGGGTAACTTCTTCCTTGAACCACTTGCAAAGGTTGGTGCAGGAGATAACTATCAAATCTTTGGACAGATTGCTCTCGACCATGGCTGTGAGTGGCTTTCCGCTAAGATTACAGGTCTTTCCGAGGACTTCCCCGAAGACCCTGTTGTAAGTGGCTGATAATTGACTAGGGGTGAATACCCCTAGCCCTTCCTAAATAGGCTGATTTTATGAATGTTGAAACTTTTAAAACCATCATAGGGGATACAACCTTAACTGATGAACAACTTGTTGTTTTGCTTGAAAGAGCGAAGCGCAAGGCAATTAACCACTATTGGTGGAAAGAGGATGATACCCCTACTGATGATGAAATCGAAAACTTCATAGATAGATACGAGTTTGAAATTTACGATGTAGCCAAAACTATCATTGATAGTGCATCTAGGGATGGATTAAAGAGATTCAGTGAATTAGGTGTCACTAGAGAGTGGGAAAGTGGTGGGGATAAAGCTATTGAAGATGCTTTAAACCAAATCCCTGTGCAGACATACGTTTGGTAAAGGGGAGTTCAGATGTTTGATTTAGCGGAGAACCAAAGAGAGTTTTATTACCAAACATATATGGGTGAAGTTGAAGAAGTGGATGAAGATGGTTATTTAACGGGAGATAAAAATCCATCTTATTCCAACCCAATTAAGGCTAGGGCAATGATAAGTGAAAATACTTCTGATGCGGAGTATATGCCATTTGGAAAAGACCTTGTTTATGACAAGATGATATCCACAGTGCAGGATTTACCGATTGATGAATATTCGAAGCTTTTCGTAGATGTTGTTCCTGTAATCAATGAAGATGGGTCAACGGATACTGAACCCGATTATGAAGTTATAAGAGTTTCAAAAGGATTATATCAGCGTGTTTGGGCTATAAAAAGAGTGGAAGGATATGGTAATTAAGGTCAATCCTTATAGAGTATCTAGCATCAATAACGCCATAAAAGAGTTGAAAGAGTACAAAAATAAGCTTATGAGGTTTCCGCATTTATTTATGGAAACAGCAGGAAAGCGATTTGAGGAAATTCTTATCGAGGAAGCCCCACCCGAAGCGCAAAGTTTGTGGACTAGGGGCGAAGTTGAAGATACTGATAATGGGGCATCAATTAAATTTACCTTTGCAGGTGAAGCCGAGTTCATTGAATTTGGTACAGGTATTGTAGGTAAAGAAAACCATGATGGTGCAAATATGGAGTGGGCTGAAAAGATACCACCGCCATATACAAAATATGAAACCAATCTAGGAATAACGATTAACCCTAAAACTCATATTTGGTGGTATTGGAATGGTTCGGGATTTACAGGTACAAGAGGACGTATGGCAGACCCTTTTATCTATCGTTCTTTCACAAGGTTGCGAGAAGAAATTATTGAAATCGCAAAACAGGTTATGGGGATAATTCAGAATGGTACAGGACAAGAATAATAAAATCTATACCGAACTGATTGAGTATCTTAGGGATATTTACCCTAAAATAAGTGGCGGTCAGAAGTCTGACTCCCCTACCACACTTCCGTATATATATTTCTTTCAGATTGATGGAAGTACAAGGATAACAACTTTATCAAACACAGAGGATGGTGTAAACCTTGCTTTTCAAATAGAAGTATATACGGATAAGGGAAAGGATGAAGCACGAAAAATAGCTAATAGTATTCGTGAATTCATGATTGCAGATGGCTTTAAGTGCAGAACATTCATGCCCGACCAATCTTCTTCAAATGTAAGTCGCTTCATAACGAGATTTGAGCGACTTGATGTGTAACATATTGGATGGATAGGGGTGCGCACCCGACAAGCTGTAGCCTAGCAGTTTCCATCCATTAACATAGGCAACCTCACCAATTAGGCTAGGAAACTAAAATAATACGGAGGATAAAAAGATGGCACTGTTATCAAATAAGACCTTCCTTATGAGGATGGCAAACGGAACTTCTACTTACGTTAAGCTTACAGATATTACTTCATATCCCGATATCGGCGGTGCGCCCGACACTATTGATGTAACAACTCTTTCCGATATGGTTCAGAGAAATATCAATGGTATTCAGACAGCAGGTGCGCATGAGTTTGGTGCGTGGTACGACAAGGATGTATACGCAAACCTTCAAGCTATCCAAGAAGCTGATGTTACCAAGACAGCATCAGAACTTGATACATATCAGCTTTGGTTTGGTGAGAATGGTGTATATGGTAAGTTTGAGTGGCAGGGTAAGCTTTCTGTTTATGCAGGTGGCGCAGAGTCTAATGCCGCAAGACCTATGACTATCACCATTTCTGACGAGGGTGAACAGCCAATGCATCTTGTAGAGGAAGTAAGTGGCTGATAATTGAATATTGTAACGGAGAGGGGCGAGGAAATCCCTTGCCCCTTATTTAAAATTAACTAGGCGTTGGTTAGGGGATACCCTTACTAGGCGAACCAAAGGAGGTTTTATTTATGGGAACAATTACAAGAACTATTGCTATTCAGACTAATGAGGGTTCACAGGCATTTCCTGTAGCAGAACTTGATTTCACAAACCTTGTTTGTGACCTTGAAGCGCAGGGAGTAGATGTTATGTCTATGCTTGATGGTGGACTCGACAGAACAAAACTCATGACAATGACAAGAGCAATTCTTGCAGTTATGACAGGACTTCCGACTAAGGAAGCAGGTAGAATGTTGACACAGCACCTTGCTAATGGTGGCTCTCTTGATGATATTTTCGGTGTATTTACCGATGCAATGGCTGATGCGGGTTTTGGGAAACGCCCTCAGACACCACAAGACCACAAGAAGCCACAGACAAGACGAACAACAAAGAAGTAAAGAAATTTAAAAACTTCACAGAAGCGGTTAATGAGGGTTGGTTGCCTTCGGCACTTTTGATGGGTATTTCATATGAAACATTTTGGCATCTAAATCCAAAAAAGATGAAGCCCATAGAAAAAGCGTATGAAATGAAAATGGAGTCACAACAGGCTCAAATGAACTTGGAAGCATGGTTGGATGGGTTATATGTTCAAAATGCTGTTGCATCTGTATTAGCTAAGAACGCTAAATATCCTAAAAAACCATTTGAATTATTCGGTGCAGAGAAAAAGAAAACTCCCGAAGAAGAAGCAGAAGAGTTTAAGAGAT